AACGTCGATCACAACCGGACAGCCGCCCTTCCGATGCTTCAGCACCAGACCGGCAGCGTGCGCCGGGTCTCTCGCCTGCTCACCCGTCACAGCCTCCAGAGGCGAATACCAGCCGCCGAAGCGTGAAGCACAGACCGTCTCGTCTCGCCCGGCCCCGATGTCGATGGCCATGGCCGACATGACGTTGCCCTTGTGGCCGTCAGGGCTCCAGCGCGCCTGTGCTTCGATGATCCACTGCGTCGGGATCACCTGATAGTCAGCGTCCGACCGGGCCGCCATGAAGTTGCCGTCACGAACGGCAGAACGGATCGGCTCAGGCAGTCCGTCAAGGTTTGCCTGATACCCGGAGTTGACCAGATACGGATTGTCCTTCAACGCCGCCGGAATGAACGTCCGCGACATCGGAATGGCCGGCTCGTTCGCACCCGGAAGCTGGATCGGATCAGGCCCACCCACTTCCATGTCTGACCCGTCAGGAGCCGTGACGTACCAGCGAAGCTCCCCATGCTTGGCGGGGTTCGAATGCGTCACGTCCAGCCAGGGGCGAAACATGCCGATAATCCAGTCACCGTCAGCATCGACCGGCGGGTTGGTCGCGAGCACCGCCCGCGTTCTCTGCCCTTCGTCCGTGGTTCTGATCCAGCCGATGTGAAACCGGACCTGTGCTTCAAGGAACTGCGTCGCCTCGTCGAACACCTTGAGGTCGAAGGGCTGACCCTGCCAGTCCTGCTCGTCCCCGAGGTGCTGGTTGCCGGCGAACTGGATGTATCGCCCGTCATCCGTCCTCAGGAGAGGGGGAGGCGAGCCGTTGTAGCCGTTCCGCGTTCCGTGGATCTCAAGCGCGCGTTCGGTCAAAGACCCGAGGTTGGCGTACTTCCGCCTCAGGATCAGCGAGCGGCGATGCGCCGTGAACGCCAGCCCAAGCCCCAGGTCGGACTTGCCGCCCCCACCCTGCCCCCCATACAGGAGGATTTGCGCCGGGCTGAAGTAGGCTTCCGTCTGCGGCCCCGGATTGGGAAGCCACTTCATCCCCTTGGTAGCTTCCAGAGCCGCCTTCTCGACTTCCGCCCTTGCCTTCGGATCAAGCCCGTTCAGCCGGGCCAGAAGCTCGTCAAGCATCAGTCGCGATAGAAGCTCGCCGTCACGATGGCACCACCCGCCGCAGCCGTGATCACGCTGATCGTGGTCACACCCGAGCAATAGAACCAGTGTTCGCCCTTGTAGACCGACAGGAGCACCGAAGCCGTGCCGTCCGTCGTGTCGCCGGGCACCGTCGCCGTGGTCGAGAATGAGACGTAGATGTCAGCGTTGGCCGAGATGCAGACGAACCTTGCAGCCGTCGCGCCCGAGCCCGGAACCGTAATGCTCTCCGCAGTCGATGCAGCAAGAGCGCGCGCCAGCACCGCATCCGATCCGGGGAAATTGCGGATCTTGTCCACCTCATAAGGCAGGAGCGCCAGAGAGCGGATGTTGTCAGCTACAGCCATGGGTTATTCCTTCGCTCCGAGCGCGAGAAGGAAGGCCGTGCGTCGGGCCAGGTCCTTCGGGTCTGTTACGTCCTGCGTCTTGATCGGCTCGCCGTCCTTGCCGGTCAGTTCAACCCGCTGCTTCGGGGCCTGAAGCCTTGCCGCCTTGTCGATGGCATTGACAGCAGCGTTCACCCGCTGGGGGTCAAGGTCGGCTTCCTCGATGACACGGGTGCCAAGAGCAATCATCCGGTCGCCATAGGCTTCCAGCCGCTCGTCCCTCGCATGTGCCAGTTTATCCCGAAACTCGGGCTTTTCCTGCCGCCAGCGATAGATCGTCGTGTCGGACGGCATGTCCACATCAGCGCAGACAGCCAGGACAGACCGCCCGCCAGCTACCCTCCGGCAGAACTCATTCGCGAGTTCGTCGGTGTAGTCCGAAGGGCGACCGCCACTCACGCTGCACCCACCTGTTCGATGATGTCGCGACATGCCTTGTGCGTCTTCAGCGCATCAACAACCGCCTCGGCTGCCTCTTCACTCGTGCAGCCGCAGACGATAGCGCCATCAGAGCGGGCAACCTCCCACTGGTAGATCCCGCCCTCTGGCCCACGATGGAACACGTAGAACGGCATCTGTGAGAAGACGCCGCCCTTGTGATCGTAGGTGATGGACTCGGGCAGCATCAGGCCACCGACACGTTCAGGATGTCGAGACGGCACGAGTTGCTGGCAGAGGTCGTGGACCACTGACCGGAGACAGCCATCGAGATCGCCGCAGTCGTGTCAAGGGTCGTGGACGCAAGGATGTCGTCCTTGATCGTCATCGTTCCTTCAGCCGCCGGGATGCTCTTGAACGTGCCGACACCAACCACCGTGCCCGAAGATCCGATGGTACGGACCACAAGCTCGTACTCGCCAGTGAATACGTCGTTGTTGGCAACGTCGGTTGCCGCCATGGAGATCAGGGCCGTACCGGACAAGCCACCCAGGTATGCCTTGATGGTGAGGGTGTCGGTGGAATTGGTCGCGGTAGCGATGCCCTGAAAGCGCATACGGATGATGGAGCCAACCTCCAGCGTGTTCGCCGGGATCGACACCGAACCAAGGGCCGTCTCGGTCGAGGAGGCCGTGAGAGCCGTGCCGGCGGCCACAAGGCCAGCCTTGAACAACGGGACGCGCCAATCATCCTTGCCGAGAATGCGACCAGCAGCGGAAAGGCCGAGGTCAGGGCCATACAGGGGAACGAGAGCCATTGGCCCCTCCTTTAGTGGTGAGTGGATTCTTCAGCCGAGACGATGGAAACCGCCGAGGCCAGAACATCGGAAACGTCCATGTCGCACTCAGGCGATGCGGTTGACGCAATGCGAACGATCCCGGCCCGGTCCAGTGTCAGGACCAGAACGAGAATGCTGTCACTTGTGATTGTCTCGTCTAAGGCTTCCAGACCGTCCTCGTAGAGGTCAGTCACGAGCCCAATCCAGAATGAAGCGAACCACGAATGCGCCTGCTACAGCAGCGCAGAGGATGAGGCACGTCAGGAAGCCCGCGACGAAGGCCACAGCCAATCCATCAGAGCCAGAGCTAGTGCTGTGCCTATGGGGAGGGTGAGGGAGTAGAGGATCAACGATAGAGCCGCCAGTCACGCATCGCATAAGCGAAGCCGAGCACAACAGCCACGACTCCGATAGCAACGCCACCGATGATGCTAAGTGCGGTCCACATGCTAGGCCTCCAAATGAGAAGGGCTCCAGACCGAAGCCCAGAGCCCTGATGTCGCCACCGCAGAAACTTAGCGGCTGTCTGAGGCTGGCAGGTCCTTGGTGCCCGTCGCGGCTCGCCTGCCTATCTTGATCGACGCACTGCCCCGGCGATCTCTGCACCACAGCGCCCCATCGTGGGCTTGCTGCTAGTATTTTGGCGGAGGGCCGAGGAGTCGAACCCCCAACCTTGCGGTTCCCCTGGTTTTCGAGACCAGTTGCCGTCCTGCACAGCGGGACCCTCCAATGCTTGGCGGAGGGAGGGTGGATCGAACACCCGCGAGACTTTCGCCCCGGCTTGCGGATAGCAGCCGCACACCTTACCGCTCGGTCATCCCTCCAATCGAACTGCTGTCAGATGATGACATGAGCGGCTTCCTTGTGTCGCGCCCTCTCGGGCATTCTGTTCAGTCGGGCCGGGCTTGATACCGGCTTTGTCGGCAACCCGCCTTTCGGCTTCGGTAGGGGCAATGGCTGGGAACCCTACGCATCCCGTGAGCGTGTCCATCCACGCCGCCGACTGATCTCCAATGCCTATTCGGCACCCTATCTAAATGACACGAAACACCATCCCTAGTGATTTGTCAACGCCTCGACTACACGATGTTGTGAATCACCGACCGTAATACTCGGCCAGAGCCCACAACGCATCGTATGTCGATTCAACCGTCGTGTGTCCGGGTGACGAGTCCTCGGGCTGCGGGTCGAGAATGACGTATGTTGCCGCCTCGAATACGCGGGCGGGCTGTGACACGAACACCTCGACAGTCTTGGCATAGCGGGCAATAGCCTCGTTCGCCCTCCGAATGGCCGCCTGTTCATCGAAGCTGCGCGGAGCCGGCCTGTTCTCGTTTGCCCATGCCCTGCGGGAGTCGCGCGCCGCCTGCCACGCCTGGTATTCCGCCTTGAACTTGTTCCCGGCGTCCCAAAGCTCGGCGGGGCCATACTTCAACCGCCTGCCGTCTCCATCAAAGCCCCAGTTCCTGTCGAGGATCAGACGCCCGAACAGCTCACAACGCCACTCATGCTCAGGAACGCGAGCGCCAGCCCTGTGGGGCTGCTTCATTGCGACGGACATGGTGTTCCGCTCCTCTTGCGTCCTAGTTGGCCTCTTGGGCCTTCCGTTGGCTTCCCGGTGGGGAATGGCGATGCTCATGCTCTCTCCTTGCCCAGTCAGGCGACGTTGTAATCCCACATCCGAGACATGGATGAAGCGGCCTCTGTTGCTCCGCTCTGCACGCCAGACAACGTGTCCACGCCGAACTTGGCAGCCTCATCGGCAACAATCCGGTTGGCTTCGGCGGGCGAAAGCCGGTACCACTCACCGCGAATGTGGTAGGGCCGGCCGTCATGGGTTCGGTGAAATGACCTCTCGACATTGCACGCAATTTCATCGGGCATGACGTGGCACCCGGCGACGCAGAGCGTGAACGGGTTGCCGATCTGAATGACGCTGCACCGCTTGCCTGGTCGGTTACTCTTGCCGACCTTCACGATGCCCGTTCCCTCGGCCCACATCACATAGACGGCCGCATAACCCTGTGGCAGCGTTTGGGTGGGAGACGACTGGACGAGCCGCCCGTTCACGCGGTTACCGAGTTTTCTCTTGCGGCCTCGACGCGCCATCAGATGCGGCCCTCCGTTTTCCAAACGTCCTTTCCGTCAGGTGTTCGGATGGCGATTGTCGCGGTGCCCTTGCCGTCATCGACCCAAACAAATTTCTCGGAAAAATCCTCTGTGAACGGGATGCCGTCGAACATCGACTTGAGGTTCGCGACCAACTCAACCCACACCGCAAACTCTTTCAGGCACAGTGGGCGGCGATCCTCAGGGACGTTGAGGAAGTCGGAAACCGTGCGGATTTCGTAGCGAGGCGCGCTCATGCGTCACTCTCCTGTGGTTGGCTTGGCGGGGGACTGACCCAGATAAGTCGATGAGCCGACACGAGCGCCAACATCCCTTCGCCCGCAGTCCCACCGACGACAGGTCTGCTCGGAACCAGGGGGGCATACGCAACCCTTTGGCGCGGCAGGCGGCCATGCGGGTCCACTCATCATGCAGGAGTTGTCGCAACCGCCCGTCTTGTCGTTGCACCTCCAGCACCTCATCATCACGTCGCTCATGCTGCCCTCCTGCCCATGCGGGCGGTTTCGTCTGGGAATTTGCTCGGGAACCACCAGCCGCCTTTCGCGTCAGTGGGGGTCTTCTTCACGGCCTGCCACTCATCCCAGCCAGGGTCGCCGGCCATGATGTGCACGCCGACATCCGCAACCCGCTCATGCGTCGCCGCAAACCCGACGAAACGCTCCTCGGACAGGTATCGGCAGGCGTGGACTGTTCGATAATCGGGGTTGGCTTGGCAGTGGACCTTGAATGCTGGACAACTAACCAGAGCCATTGCCCGCTTGTCGGACGGCAGCTTTTTCCATTCGGCTGCGGCCTTCTTTTTCGACATCAGGGCGTCGGTTGGGTAGGCTTTCCAGAACTGCTCGAAATCTTCCGGGTAGGTTGCCCTCTTCCCGGTCTCAGAAACGAGAGAAAGGCCAGCGTCCGAATTTTCGGACAAAGGTTCTTTCTTCTCTTCTCTACTCTCCTCTGTATCTAACGCTCGATTGCGTTCGCCTGCGTTCGCCTGCGTTCGCGCTAGTTCTTCGGCCTCTTTTTGAGACCTGATGCGGTCGCGATATTCCTTGCCGCGTTCGGCCGATCCGTCTTCCCGCTTGGGCTGATACTTCTCCCAGGATGCAAGGCGGCCAGACACGATCACGGCCTTGTCGTGCAAGGCGTCGATAATCCGCTGCACATCATCCGGCTCATATCCAAGGGCATCCGCGATGATCTCGACATCGTATCCAGAGACGCAGCCGCGCTCGCTGGCTTGGCTTGCGCGGTCCATCAGGCACGACACCACAGCCCACACGTCGCCCGGCCTCACGGAGGCTCTGCGAGCCACCGTGCGCCACTTCGGATCAGTCGGCGCTCCGTGCCAGAGGCGGAACCATTCGGTCACGCAGCGGCCCTCCGCATGGCTGCGATCACGTCCCTTGCCTTCGTCCCCTCAAGCCAGGAGATGATCGTTGGCATCTCCGAAAGGTCAGTTCGCTCCATCAGCCACGAGGCAAACTGTTCTGCCTCGGTCAGGGCGATGACGCGATCCGTATCCTTGTTCAGCCTCTCGGCTTCCTTGCGGGCCTTCTCAGCCTCGCGGCGGGCGTGCTCCTGACGGAGGAAAATCACGTCGTCATCAGCCTTGGCAGCGGCGAGAAGGACAGACTGCTTGTCGTCAAGCCCGGTCTTGATCGCTTCTTCCTTCGCCTCAGGGGAAAGGGAGGCGACCTTAACGGCGCGATGGGCTTCGTCTTTGCCGATGCCAAGCTCACGGGAGGCGGCACTGATGACCCCCGGCCTTCCTTCTCGCGCTGAGTTTGTCGCAAGTTGCGATAAACTAGAGCCCGTCAGTTCGACCCACTCGGCAATCTGCTCCGCCCTTTCGAGGGCCGTAAGTTCGGCGCGGTGAAGGTTCTCCGCAATCTCGACAAGGCGCTGCTGAACGCTGTCTTCGTCCAGAACGACGGCGCTGATCGTCTCGCGGTTCAGTTGCCACATCGCTTCAAAGCGGTGCCCGCCCGCGATGATTTCGTAGGCGTCGATCTTCTTCGGCCCGTCCGTGCGAGTGCAGCGACGGACGTGGATCGGGTTCAGTTGACCGACCCGCGCAATACTTGACTTGATGGCCTCGACCCGCTCGGAAACGAGGGGGCGTGCCCCCTCGATCCGACGATAGACCGCAGCCATTGGCAGGTCTTGAACGATCACTTCTTGCCTCCCTTGAACGGCGTCCCTGCGATTGCCAGCGGGCGGCGCTCGCCAGTGCGGATCAGTTGCAGGGAGTCGCCATTGAAAAAGGCGTTCCACGCCGTTGCGGCGGCACACGCGGCATCAAACGACGTGCCGACCGAGCGCGGGCGCTGCGTCCACATATTCAGAGCGCGGCGGGGATCGGTCTTGCGGAGGCCGTCATCCTGAATTGCCCCGACCCAGAACTCAGTGGCCTCCTTCTGCCGATACCTGAATGTCGCCAGAGCAACAGCGACGCACCCGGTTGAGTAGAAGAACGCGCCGATCTTGGTATCAGCCTGCGTCATCGCCGCGTTGTACGAACGGAGTGCGCCCTTCCACAATTCGAGGTTGGCCGCGACGTGATCCGGCAGCTTCCAGACCTTCGGCTTGTGGACGTTGCCCCAGATGCTGAAGTTGGTTCCGAGAATCCACGCCGCGTTGTAGGCGGCGGAGGCAAGTTCGCGACGCACATCAGAATAATCGTCGTAGAGGCCAGCGGCTTCCAAAATCTGACGGTCGCTGCGCTTCCGCATCAGGTGGTCGAACGAGTAATACCACTGTCCGACCTCATCCATGGCCTTGAACTCCTGGATGAGCACCTGAAACACCTGCGGCTTGCCGGATTCCGAGACGGCCCACATGCGATGATAGCCGTTGATCAGAAAAAGGGCGTCGCCAACGCGGGCGAAGGCGATCTGACTGCCGGGCTTCCACAGGCCGCGCTTCATCTGCTCTGCGTAGATTTCAACGTGCGTGCCGTTGGTGTTGTCGCGCCGACGCTGGGGCTCGTAGTAGCACTGCGAAAGAATGTCCTTCGCCATGTTCATGCCAATGGTCACGCGACCTTCGCGCAACACATCGGACACTTTCGACCCATTACGGACTGGCGTGGATTGCTCCTGCACTGCGGACTTGCTAGGAAGATCAAACATTGTGCATTTCCCTTGTTAGCCCCGGCGGCCCACCCGCTGGGGTTTTCTTTCGTGGGTTAGCCTTCCCACGTCATGACGGACACACATGCGCTGGCGATGCCGGGTGTGCGTTCAATGGTCAGCTTGTGCAGGAGCTTGTCGTCGGACGTGATCCGGTGCTTGACCATGATGTCGCCAATCGCCTTGTAGGCGTTGTCCAGATCGAGCCGGGCTTTCTCCGGTATCCTCACGATCACAGAGAAAGGCCCTGAGACGCTTCCGGGGCGCTGTGAGGCAAGGAGATAGCCGGCTTCCTCCAGCCACGCCCTGTAGGCTTTGGAGCGCGCCCTGCCCTTGCCGGGGATGTTCACGAACAGGCTGTTCGTTGACGGCGGGACCGGGACCACGAAGGCGACAGCATCGCTCATCGGACGGGCACCCCATTGACATCGTAGGACCGCATCAGGTGAAGGACGGTTGAGTGATCCCGCCCAAGCAGCCGGCCAATGTTCGACGCGGTAAAGCCGTTCAGGCTCAGGGCATGGATAACCCTTGCCCGGACGCTCACGACGTACTGACGGCGGCCCCTGCCGGCGACCTCCTCGAAGGTGACGCCAGCTCCATCCAGCACATCGTTGACGATGGCCATCTGCCCGTCTGGCGGGGCGGGAATGTGCGACATGACCTGGCGGCCCCGGTCAATACGGACAGCCTTCAGCGTTCCCTTTGCCGGAAGTTCCGAGCGAGCCCATCGCGCGGCCTCGAACTCGTCGAAGTCGCGGGCTAGGCGGATGTATTCCTTGTGAAGCCCAAGAGGCACCCATGAGGGCACATCGATGTCGCGATACCGCTTCAGGACCCTGACCGTGTAGTCATAGGACAGGCCAAATTCCCGAGCGACATCGGACACCCGCTTGCCGTCGCGGATCATCTGCTTGCCCTTGGCGATCCAGGGGGGCACGATCCGCTTGCACTGACCGCTGATGCGGTAGGCGAACGTCTGTTCGGGAACACCGAGAGCGCGAGCCGCGGCGGCCCGGCTCCCCGTTTCCCTGACAAGGCGGTGTGCATCTTCGAGGCTGACGTAACCGTCCATCACTCGTCTCCGATCTCAGGGGCGACCCACAGGGCGAGACGTTCCGTCCATCCGGCCAGTCTGATCCCGCAGCGCATCAGCAGTCGGGCCGTAGAAATCCGCATCGATGCGGTCCAGTCGGCCCATGAGGCGCGCAACCGTGTCCCGTAGTTCCTGAAGCTCATTGCTCGCCGCTTTCATCTCAGTCTTCGCGGTGTGCTTGCGAAGCTGGTCCAGTTCCTCAACCTTGATGCGAACGCGGCCATCGGCGTGCCAGACAGAGCGCACGCGGCTCCATTTCCAGCGCAGGCGATGGGCGGCGGTCGTGATGCGGGATTTGACGTTCTCCCCGTCTCGTGCGGGGGCGACTTCCCGAATAAGCCGGGCAGCCTCTAGGGTCGCGGCGGTCACGATACGCACTCCGTTGAACGATGACTTGGCGGACATCTACGCCCCTCCTTGTGGTGACTTG